TGCATATGACCTCATACTTGATGGGAAAATTATTAAGCCATAATCATTGAAAGTATCCTCTTTACTTGGTGCCAGGATAAATTTGCAATCCTCAATCTTAAAATATTGAGTATCACCATGTAGGGCATTAATTCCGAATTCAATATTCTTTTTCAAACCCTCAATACTATGTGCATTGGTTAATCCAATTCTTCCTTTCAACATAACTATAGCTCCTCTTACTATGTCTGGAGAGGACCGCAAGGTTATATTCAAAGTATTCTTAATATACTTATCAACATTGCCATAGGCTACTTCATCTTGAATAAACTCAAAATCAGCATTCCGTGCTTTTTCTACCTTATCTAAGATATCTCTAAAAGGTGTCTCATCACTTATCTGACTAACCCTCTTGCACTTTTCACAGTTTATAATCTTCATCTGTTTGACGTGGGAGAAATAAACTACCACCTTATTTTGTGTACTTCGATAATTTTCACAACCTTTGCATTTCCTACTGGATTTAAAGTTAAAGAAAATAGTGGCCACACCAATCAAGGCAAGTATTGCACCCACAACAATTTTCCAATTGTTTACTATAGGATTGGAAATGTAAGCAAATCCAGAAAAGAAGTGAAAACTAGTAAATTTTTCCTTAAACCAAATATAACTAAGTTTCTCCTCAGTTTTCAAGATTCTACTAACATCATCTGTAACATCTCTCTCAAAGATGGTCACCAATTCTCCTAGGCTATTAATTTCCATTTCCTTTTCAAGGATTCCACTTACTTCATCATCTATCTCAGTTTCCGTTATTTCTGAACTTGTATCAGACTCAAAATCACTTTGAAACACACACAGAGTTCTAGTTTTCTTTTCATCTATATCAAGAGAAAAATTTTCTTCATTCTGCATAAAGTTTGAGTAACTTTTTGTCTGAGAAAATGCATCTTTATAAAGTAGGCAAAGCATTTGTACATACTGTTTAAAATCCACTGTTTGAAGAACAGTAGGCCTTCTATTGGGATCATTTATAGTATTGACATCATAAATATCAATATCATATAGATCTGTAAGAATTTTTCCTTGAAGTGATGCAACATTCAGTGATCCATTAGGCAATGCATAGTTTGGTTTTACCCTAAAGGTAGCTATAATCTTAAACCTACGATACAGCGCCCTTGGATAAGTGATTGATTTTATATTTTGCTTTAGACAGTTGGTTGAAGCAAGAAGAAAATTTGATCTCATATAGATTTTTCCTTTATCTGCTAAGTGTGCAGAATGAACTACATACTGGGCTTCATTAACTATCTGAATTACTTCTGCATACTCTGGATTCGGACTTGATTCCGAATCTTTTCTCTGACCAAAATCATCCATCACAACTGCAAATTGTTGTTTATAACCATCATAGAATTCATTCATTGGATTAAATGAATATTTTAGATCACCAAAGTCTGCCAAATCATAAACTTTACCATCTATATTTTGATCTGTTACTAGCTTATTATGGTACTTTGCTAGCAACTTCACTATATAGTCAGTTAGAAATGATTTTCCTATTCCAGTTTCACCTTGAATCAAAACTGCCAAAGGTGCTGTTCTCTGTTTATCTTTAACACCACAGATATCCACAAGTTTTGCGTGTAATTGCTTAGAACGATCCATAATCACCCGAAGAATTTCCCATGATGGTGTATTCTTCAATTGATCATAGGTCTTACACAAATCATATGCGCGACTCATTATCATCTGAACTTTATCTAATATTTTATTATCCAACAGAGCCTCATGCTGCATCTTGTAATCTTGGAGTGATTCTAGATCTGTCAATAATTGCTTCACTGAAAGGTTGAATTCACTTTCACTATCAATCTTGTCTATTCCACAACATGTTTTTAGGATACTATCCATAGATTGTTCAATTAGGTTTCCCATAATTCTATGGAAACTCTCCAACCCTGCAGTTGCACGTCCAATATTCCCAGCTTTCTCAATTGCTATAGTTGACATCATTTCAAAATAGTTTGAAAAGTTAACTTGCTTTGTTGTTAAAAAAGGTGCTAAAAAAATCAAACTCACTGTAGAGAAAAGTGGAAAATATTTTTTTATTTGATTTGCAACTTCCAATGTTTCAAATCCATCCTGAAAACTAACACACTTTGATAATAGTTCTATCTTATCAATAAAGAATGAATATAAAGAAGTTC